AGTAGCTGGTTCTTCTGGTTCTAGCGGTACAAGCGGAGATTCAGGTTCTTCTGGTTCTTCTGGCACAAGTGGTGATTCTGGATCAAGCGGTTCTTCTGGCACAAGCGGAGTAGCTGGTTCTTCTGGATCTAGCGGTACAAGCGGAGTAGCTGGATCAAGCGGATCTTCTGGAACAAGTGGAGTAGCTGGATCAAGCGGTTCTTCTGGAACGAGTGGAACAAGTGCTAGCGGTGTAATATATTCTGCTACTACAAACTCTGGATCAATCAGTTTTAACACTGCAGAAGCAATAGCAGAAAGTATTTTAATTCCTGGAGGAACTTATACACAAGGAGATATTCTTATCTTAGATGTCTTATGTAGAAGAAATACAACATTTGGAAGCCCTACTACAACAACTTGGAGAGCACGTTTTAATACATCAAATTCACTTTCTGGGGCTACACAAATAGCAGCAGGTGGACAAAATCAGGGCAGCAGTGGTTCAACACTAGCTACTCACTATACAAGAACTTATCATATTGCCGTTGCAGCTGGTACTGGTGATGGCACATTAGGATATGCAACTACTACTGATGCGGCTAATGACTGGTACGTTAATAATAATAGCAACAACTCTGTGACTCTTGGTATTAACTGGAACAATGATGTTTATATTTTACTAACTGCACAGAATTCATCAGCTCTAGACACTTCGTGGATTCAAGGTTATTACTTAAAAACGGTATAAAAACTGAAGAAAATAATATCTATATAAATGTTTAACTCACCATTTTTTACAATTGGTTCGATTCCAGCACCTTTTGCTCCAATGTCTATTCATTTTAGCACATCTTTTTTCTATACTCCGACTGCAACAGGTGATACACCCTTCAGTACAGACTTTTACTACAATCCAAATATAGAATAACACTATGGCATTTATACATACTAACTTCCTAACAGGAAACGATTCAACTGGAGATGGTTCTACGGGCACTCCTTATAAAACAGTTTTTAAAGCGCTCGGCGTAGCAGCATCCTCAGATTTTATCAAAGTAGCAGGTGGACAATGGTCTTCTGCCTTAGCAGGTACTTTTACTTTTACTTATGATTCAAATGTTGTTACTACTTCTGTATCACAAGTTGGTACTGTACTTGTAGATGATATTCTTTCTTTTGAAGATGGACAGTTTGGATTCGATCGTTTTCATGTTAAAGTTTTAGCAGTAACAGCAGGCAATATCACAACACAGTTATTTTGGGGTTTAGATACTGTCACAGTATCAGATGTAAAGCGTATACAAACTTATCACTACACTACCACTGGAACTACAACTTTTGAAACACAGACTTCTACCAATATAAATCCTGGCGGCAGAACAGGAATTACAGTTTCTGGCGGCTGGTCTAACGATTTTACAACTCAAGGTGGATGGACAGTAGTAAGAAGAACTGCACAGCCAATTACTGGGGCTCCCGGTCCGGCACTTTTTACTCCTAATTTTTCTCTATATGGGGCACTTGGCGCTTGGAACGAAAACCTTATTTTTGATAAATTCTTATTTGAGAATGCTATTATGTGGGCTGTTACGGGAGCCACTTCTACTGTAACCACTAACTCTTCTTTTGCACTTGGAGAAATTGCTTTTGTCAGAGGCAGATTTAGCGGAAACTCTCAGTCCGGTGGTTTTGGAATATTTCAAAACAACCCTGCGGTTCCTGTAAAAATCTATAATACTTGTAGCAATGGACAGCTATTTTTAGAAGCTTGTAATGCCAACGGAAATGCTAACAGACCAGAGGCAACTAAATTTGAAATGTGGAATACTGCTTCCAGTAATACTGCTAATAATGCAACAACTAATGACTGGGGATTTGGCATGCTTTCTTCTGGTGGTCTTGACGGATCTATAAACCAAATTACTTTACACTATAGATCAAATTATTTTACAAGCGGAACTTCTACTAATGGTTCTATTAATAGCAACAGCTGGGGAAACAGCGGCGGATATTATGATGCGGTGAATTTTTACTGTAATAGACCTACTTTCTTTAATATCCTTGTTGGGGTTGGTGTTTTCCAATTTGACGATATAAATCTTTTAGGAGCATACGCTAACCAATCAACTTTAACCCTTTCACCGACTGGTACTACTTCAGGTGTTAACTACCAAATAATTACAAATACTACATCAACTATAGATTCTATAAAACCTGGCTTTACTGCCAGAGGAGTTTTAGAAGGTGCAAGTGCTACAGGGGCTTTCAACAGAATTACACAAGGTCCTCCTTCTATTGTAACAGTGGTAGATTCAGAAGGTCTAAAGACAATGGATCTTTATAACAATGTTTATTTTAAAGATAACGGTAACCTAAAAGTAGGGTCTTCTTATTCTTTTAGCACAAATTCATCTCCTTATGATGTGCCTAAACTTATTGGAGTATTCGAAAAGCCGCTTGTAGAATTTACAGTTTCTTTTACCTTAAAAGTAGATGCTGGAGCAGAAGGAAAATGGACTAAGTTGTTGATACAGTACGGTCCTAATGTAAACCAAGTTATTGAACAAGCACTTACTCCAACAGATACTTTTGCTACTTACACTATGACGGTAGATCCGGCAGATTATGGAGATTGGACTAAATTCCAATTTCCTATCTACTTAGGAATTCAGGCAAGATCTGCTAATGCTTACTTGTCAGAAGCAATGACGTATTGCTACATACAAAGCGTTACAATAGTATAAACGAAAATATCTATATTTAAATGAGCAATTCTAAACATAACTTCTACAGTGTCAATCCGATACAACCGAATATGCCGACTTTCATCGAAAGACCTGGCAAGAAATTCATCGAGTACGGAGATGACAACTTGTACCCACAGTTTGTTGCGAGCTTATTTTACAAAAGTGCAATCAATAGAACAGCGATTCAGTCGAAACTGGATGGTGTAATTGGTCAAGGTCTCAAAACCATAAAAGAAGACCAACAATATGTTCTGAATAGAGCAAATCCGTTCGAAAGCTGGAATGAAGTTTTTGAAAAAGTAGCTCTAGATTATATCACTTTCGGTGGAATAGCTATCAATGTAATTTGGGATCAAGCAGGCGAAAACATCGCAGAAATCTATCATGTAGATTTTACAAAAGTGAGATCTGGCTTTCACTCACAAGAAACAGATAAAGTCGAAGAATATCTTTTTTCAAGTAACTGGGGAGAATATAGAAAAGAGCTATTCAAACCCAGATCTTTTCCGGCATACAATCCAGCAAAAGCAGATGAGCACCCTAGCCAAATTTGGTACTGGTTTGATTATGAGCCAGGGAATCTATGGTACCCTCTACCCTCTTACGCAGGATCTCTAAATGATATTCAGATTGATATCGAGACTTCTAAGTTTCATATCAGTAATCTTGCAAATTCTCTGAACCCATCGTTATTCATCGGTCTGAATAACGGAATACCTGAACCAGAGGAACGCGAAGAAATTTATGACGAGCTGATGATGGCGTATCGTGGATCAGAAAACGCAGGTAAAGCTTTTATTGCATTTAGCCAAGACAGAGAACATGCACCTGATATTATACCAATTCCTTCTGCCAACGATAACTACTACGTAAATCTCGAATCTCGTGTCACAACTCGTATCTTGACTGGGCATCGGATCACATCTCCACTCTTACTCGGTTTGTACCATCAAGGTGGAAGTGGTCTAGGATCGAATAAAGACGAAATCATGGTTGCATACGAACACTTTATTTCAACTGTTGTCAAGCCAATTCAAAAGAATCTCTTGAAAGTATTTGATAACTTGTTCTCTTACTATGGATACGATTCGGCTTTATACATAGAACCTAATAAACTTTTTGAAGCAAGCGAAGTTACTATTGCTGACGAAGAAGAAAAAACAGAAGTTGATAACACTTCACTAAATAATCAATAAAGATGGCCGTCTATAATGTGTTAATGATCTCAGAAGAAAAGCTTAAGAGCTATACTTCTATTCACGAATCGGTTTCTCCTGATGAGTTAGTGCCATACATTCTGCAAAGTCAAGACTTGTACTTGCAGAACTATCTAGGTGCAACTTATTATCAGCAACTGCAAGCTCAGATTACTGCAGGTACAGTAACTACTGCAAACAGATTCTTGCTTGATAACTACATTGGAAATCTTCTTTGTAACTATGCAATGTATCATGCACTGCCCTTCTTGAAGTACAAAGTCTTCAACAAGAGTATTCTTTCGCCTTCCAGCGAAACAGCAGAAAACATTCAGCTCGACGAGTTGAAATTCTTACAAAACGAAGTACGATCTGTTGCAGAAAACTATACAAAGTTAATGCAAATCTTTTTACAGAACAATCCAAATGATTATCCTGCTTGGACTTCACCTAATGTTCTTGATGGAATGGCTCCTGACAAGAAAACTCCATTTTTTGGTGGTCTACAGACAAATTCGCGCTGGTTCAACTATAAAAAGTATCGCAACTACCCTTATGGGCAAGGTGAACGTGGGCCTTGGACTGGAAACGGTTACATTGAAAGCGAAAATTGTTTTGGGTGTGGCGACTGGCCTATAAACTAATCTACTCTTATGAGTAAAGAGAAAAAACTCGCAAAAGTATACACAAAGACCTGTAAGAACGCAAAACTCTTGCAGGTCTATTTACAAAAAATAGAAAAAGATGGCAAATCCAGCGTGGGAAAAGGGTAAGAGTGGAAATCCATCGGGAAGACCAAAAGGGATTGTAAATAACTCCACTGAAAAAATCAAGACTGCTTATGCAGAATTGATCGAAGGTAATTTACAGAATATCCAAGATTGGTTAAATGTTACTGCAGAACGAGATCCTGCACGAGCACTCGATTTCTTGATTAAATTAAGTCCATTTGTAATTCCAAAGAAGCAACAAGCTGACATTACATTTGAGAATCCAATCAATATTGTTCTGCCAAAGAAACCTTCTGAGGATAGAGAAGAAGAGTAATAAGGTATCTATTATCAAAGAAGCCCGCTTATTACAGCGGGCTTCTCTGTGTCCTGAGAATACTGATTAAGCCAAACCAGTATTAGGTTTAAAAATGTGCATAAGTTTTTCAGCTTTTTCTACATTTTCAATTTCTTCTTTGCAAGATTCACAAGGTTCGTCAAACGTTGATACATAACCTTCTAAATAAGCTGCAAAATTCTTAACGATATCGATTCTACGCATTTCGCCAAACCAATCTGAAGCATATACACCGCATACTTGTTCGGCATAAGCTTCATCACTTGCAATAAATTGATCCCATATTTCAAGTAAAATGTGATTCTTAGCATAAGAAGTAATGTACTTAGCAGAACGACTTGGCTTCGCATTAAAATCATGCGTTTCAAGTAGTTGCTCATGTGCAGCATTTGTGTATTCTTTTAAAATACCTGCAGCATCTGCAGCATCGAATGCAAGAGCAGCTTCTAGCATTTGCTCTTCAGTTGTAGTGTGTGGTTGTTTCTTTTTCATTGTTTAAATTTATAGTACAAATATAATACATATACTTGACACTAGAAAATATTTATGAAAAAGTTTTCTTCAGCCATCTTGCAATTCCACCTGCACGTGACCGTAGAACTTGATTCAGTTCATTATCTACTTTTAGACCGAGACTTCTTTGTAGATTTCTTTGAATCAGATGCGACTCTTTTCTTGTGTCACACCAAGCAATAATTTCGATTTCGAGATCTACACCTTTGAAAGGTGAGCGTGTACGAGTACGGTGCTGTCTGAGACGATCTTCGATTTCTTGTCCTGTTTCTCCAACATAGACAATCTGATCGCCCTGTTTCATTACATAAACTGCTCTAGTTTCCATTTCCATTTTCTTTATATTCACCGGTTACAATTAAGAGATCAACATGAACATAATTCTTGTTCTTATGATATAGTTGAAAATATTCCATTTTAGCTACTTGTGTAAAGTAAGCAAAAACATTTGTAGATTTTTCGGGATTGAATTTATCCCACATTACTAGCATTCGTAAGAGAGCATTCGAAACATTATCATCGAACCAATGATTTTTTGCTGCATACTGACGAGCAGCTCTGCGTGCTAGTAACTGAAGTGATAGTGCAAATTTGTCTGTGACTTTTCCCTCTTCTTTGCAAACATACCATTCAGCTAGCATTTCTTTATTGCTGAGGTAGTTCCCAGATTCTCTTTCAGCTAAAGTTATTTTGGGAGGTCTTGCCATTATTTAAAAGAAGGGGGAGATCAGGCTGGAAATCAACGCAACGATTAAGAAAAAATACCCTCTCTCCCCCATAACGTAACTCAATTAAAATGAATCAAAAAATAATGGGTTACATATTAAATATAGAAAATCTGAACTTTGTTTCAATAATCGCAAAATTCAAATCCTTTTACTTTACAGTCAGCTTCCAGACCTGGATAGACATCAAAGACACGGGTATAGATCCGCTCTCGTTTAAATGTAGAATAGAAACATTTACCCAATGAGTAGCGTTTTGTATAGAGTATAGTTGCTTTTGCAAACCCATCTACAATATGATGTGGAGTGCCCTGATCTAGAGTCGTAGTTGTTTTAACAAACCAGCCCTTTTCATCATACACATGCATTGTAAAATTGAATCCATAACCTGGTTTCTGCGGAACAGGGTTCTTACCGAAAGCTTCGATATAGTCTCTTGTGTAGCAATAATCGAAATGAGTTAATCTATAACCATAGAATTCAGCCCAGTCAAGAAATGATTGCCAATCAAAAAACATATCATACACATGATCAGTTCCTGGCTCGAGCAAAAACAATGAATTAAACTTATGTGGATTTTCTATTCTGTTCTTAAAGTGTGCTCTGCTACTCGAGTATTTACTCGTGCCAGGTGTAAGCTCGACTTTCTTGATTTCGTTTATATTGAATTTCGTGATATGCTTGATCATTTTGTTTATCTTAAAAGGAAGTTGCTAAGCAACTTCTTTCTTTAAATCTATGGTGTTTTACACCTTTGTTTAGTTTTAATGGGTTCTATTTTATAGATGTAGAAAGAGATGTGTTTTAGAAACCAGACCCTTTCTCTCAGTCTATCATGGAACCCACCAAGGGTATTAAGCGCGAGAGCGCTCTGTCGAACCATTCAAATCAGAGGGTAACAATTAGTAACAAGCCCTCTTCTCTGCTTAACTCTCTTATAAAGCGCTGTTAAGTATCCCCACTTCTCGGTTGGTGACTTTCGTCAAGACCTGCGGTGACCCTGTATATAGTCTAATTGCCGCCTCTGTGCTTTTGCGATTGATCTGGATGTAGTTGCGCTGATAGTTCACTATCATTTCTTATTTGATTATTATAGAGAATCCGATTAAAAGGTTTAAAATTTATCTAAACTATTTGAATATATATTATATAATTAAAATATGCAAATGGAAGAATTTACAGAATCGGAAGCTCTACAAAAGTTTAGAGAAGATGTCAAAAAGCTCGAAGATTACATCAGAGAGCAAAGGCTAATATTAAAAGAAGAAAAAATTCTGCTCAGAGCTCGTGAAGTCGAAGAAAAGCTTGCTCGTGTAGGTCAAGGCACACACACTCGACATGCACGTGGGATTGAGCACTATGCATCTAAACCTTGGGATGTATGGGAACTTACTGACAGATCTAGCAAAGAATACACTTATGTCGGGAGGTTTGGCTCGATTGGAGAGATAGCTAAAGTATATAATAAAAATTACTATAGTGTGTGGCAAATGAAAAACCGCTGGGAAAAACTTAAAGAGAACTATATACTGAATCCCAACAAAAGATCCATTCTGCTCCGAATCGAACCTGTTATTTAATGACCTTGAACGAGTGTTTAGAAATCGAATATCCACACTTGGTAGAAGCCTCTCTGAAGATCACATCAGGGCACGAGTTACATTTGGACTTACTCCACTATTGTATCGAAGATCTCAGCAAAAAGCCGAACTTACAGGATATTGTAGATTCGGGAGGATTGAGATTCTACATCGTCAGAATGATGATGACACAGTTCAGATCGGTAACAGGCCCTTTCTACAAAATGTACATGAATCATTGGAGTCGAGAAATCGAAGAAAGGGTAGATGAAAAAGAAGAACATTTAGACGTGAAAAAGATAGAACAACTCTTACAAGAACTTCCCTGGTATGACAAAATGTTATTCCAATCATTTGTAAATGGAGATCATTCATATTCAAGTCTAAGCAGAGCAACTGGAATTCCACGCACCAGTATCTCATTAACAATAAACCGCGTGAGAAAACACATAAAAAAGAACCTATAATATGAGCTTTCAATTTTTCAAAAATGGTGTAGAAATCAGCGCACCTCGACGTATCAAATGGCGTTTCCAAGGACACGATCAAGTCTTTGAATCTAATCCAGAAAAACTGGATATCAATGCAAATTTCTGGCGTAAGAAACTGGATATTCCAGCAGAAACTGGAATACAAATCTATGAAGATGGCTTTGAAATAAAACAAGAAGATGCAACAAATATTCCACTCCCTACTCCTGACCCTGCTGATATCGCTCAGTACGACGGGACTGTTACTGAACCCAGTGTACCAGAAACTTCTGAGAATACTGTCGATACTCCTAAACGTAAAACTAGAAGGCAAGCCGCTGAACTGTCCGATGTGCCTACCGAGTTGGATAACACTGATAACACTCCTGCTGAATAACTATGGACTCATCTCGATACCCTGTATGTTTATTGCAGGGTATCTGGGAGAGCTATTCTATAAAATAGTAACTGAATAATGTTTAAATACGAAATCATCGACGAACGAACTCACGAAACTGTATTCAGTGGACATGCATCTGATGTAGAAGAAGTCTGGCAGAGACACTTCGAAAACGGAGGCTACAATGAACATTATTTACTTGTCTGGGATCAAACAGAACTAAACTAATGGGAAGAGGTTACACAGGACAGAGCAAAGAAGATATTGCTGTTAACAAGATGCTAAAAGAGTGTCGCAAACACAAGACCGAACCCCGAAAAGCACCGGCTAATCATCTGCTTGCATCCTTGAAAGAAATGTGTCCCCATACATGGAAAGAAGAACTCGCAAAAATGAAAAAAGAATATGCAGAACAAAATAGAAATAAGTGATGAGCTGAGACAAGAGCTCTTAATCTTTTCAGATCTCATTACAGCATCTAGCCGACTGTATTCAGCAGAAGATATCGCAAAAGTCTATTCTCTGCACAATAGAATCTTGGGTAGTAATAAGAAACCGAATGGCTGTCCCTCTTGTTTAAGATCAACTCTCAGAGATCTAATTAAAGTAATCAAAGCACTATAATTTGAAAAAGATATATTGGTTTTTTTGGTGGTTATACAATTGTCCTGAAATAGTGTGGTTGAAAATTAAATTATTAAAGAAATAGTGAAAAAGGAATTCCGGATATTAGACGAATATGCTCCAGTCTTTTACTCAGACAAGAGCTATTATCTTATATCAGGCGGAAGAGCAAGCGGCAAGAGTACGCAGATTGCAGCTTATTTCCTAATCAAGCTAATGGGAGATGAATTCTTTCGTGGTGTAATCTCCCGTTACACACAGAAAAGTATCAAGAGTTCTATCTATCGAGATATCTTAGATCTTGCAGAGCAATGGGGTATCAAATCATTTCTGCGAATCGAGGGTGATGAAGTCATTAATCCATCTAATGGCAACATGATTATTACTCACGCAATGCGACTTGCAGATGGCACAATGACAGCTCGAGGTAAAGGTCTATCCCGAGTAACTCATCTACTTATTGACGAAGCAGTTGAATTACCTTCTGAAGAAGAATTTATTAAGCTGAATGACTCATTCAGAACCAAAGGAGTCGAAAGAAAAATTTTCTTACTCTTCAACCCTACCACAGTAAGACACTGGATTTTCAAGCGGTGGTATATCGACGGAAAGCCAAATCCAAAATGGTCAGAAGATCACGAATACATTCATACTACATATCACTGTAATATCGAAAACATCGATCCCAAAAAAGTACTCGAATGGGAACGAATGAGAGAGATCGATCCCGAGTACTATAGTCACCATATTATGGGTGCTTGGTCTGAAGGCTTGCTGGGTCGTATCTTTAAACACTGGTCTTTCGAGTACTCACCTGATCCAGAAGCACAAGTCTTTTATGGATTAGACTTTGGTTTCTCTAATGATCCCTCTGCACTTGTCGAAATCAAAAAGAAGGGAAACAAGATCTGGATCAAAGAACTACTTTACGAAACAGGTCTAACCAATGAAGATATCTCGGTAATGCTCGAAAAAGCAGGTCTTAAAAAGACATCTATCATTTATGCAGACTCTGCCGAACCCAAATCTATTGAGGAGTTAAACCGAATGGGCTGGAGAAACCTCCAGAAATGCTACAAAGGACCCGACTCTATCCGTAATGGTATTAATAAGCTTCACCAGCTCGAGGTCTTCTGCGATCCTTCTTCTAAGAATCTTGTTGATGAATATAACTTGTACTCTTGGGATAAAACAGGAGAGCGTCCCGAAGATCAGCATAATCACTTAATGGATGCTCTACGCTACGGAGTATCTAAAATGGAGAACAATGCTTCTTACGGTTTCTACTCACGAAAACGAAAAACCCTTGATGAAGAAGGACTACCACTAGAGCCAATAGATCCCACGAAGAAACTATACACATACAAATAGAAAACAACAAATGAGTATCAATCAAATTTTAAACCGAAACCAACTCCCAGATGTTCACTCAAAAATCCCATCGTGGGTAATCAATCGTGAACAAGACACAGAAAGACTCGATGCATTTAGACAAGAAATGATGAAAGTCGGCTATACAAATGTAACAAAGTGGACTGCAATGGAACATGAACGTGGGCAAACAGGTCTCGGACTTACTCTCATCTCGATGTTTAATGCAGCTCACAAGTTCTCCGAAGAAACCGGTGGACCCAATATGTGTCTGATCTTCGAAGATGATTGCCGATTCACATGTGCACAGTCTTATCACTGGTTCTGGAAGATGTGGCAACTCTTACCACCTAACTGGGATGTGTTACTCGGTGGAGCATACGGAGTGGAAGCAGAATCTATTTCATCAACTCCCTACTTGAAAAAGGTAAAAGCTTTCACTGGCTGCCACATGGTTCTATGGAATAGTTTTGCAATGAGTAAAGTAATGAGAGAATATGATCCGCACTCTCCGCGTGCAGTATCTCATATCGATAGATTCTTAGAGAGGGCAGATCTGAATATCTACTTATGTGATCCACAAGTCGCAATACAACAACCAGGTATACAATCAACAATCGGTCCAGGAATAGTCCCAGACCGATTTAGTAGACAGAATCTTTTGACAGCTTACAAGTTCAGAGATGAATTACCTAATATCGCAAAGAATTCAACTATTTTTAGAACAGAAGCACAGGGTAGAAACTAGTGGATTTCGAGATAAATAGGATAGTTTTCGAGGTCATCGTCATCGCCACCGATAAAGATGTCAGCGTCATCACAGCTATATTTCTCATCTGTATTCCAATATTCTTGATTCTCCCAAGGGCTTAATGATCGCACTTTATGGTACATTTCATAAAGAGGTAAACCTGCATCTATCATTTTATTTAAATCAGATACAATGCCTTCATAAGTTAATTCTGGGTAAGGCCAGTCAGAAGGCCAACTAGGATCGATTTCAGTAGATGTTTTACAATAGAAAAAAAACTGCCCGTCTTCAAATGCATCGAAAGTAATGCGCAATAGTTTTATAGATTCATTTTTCATAGTTCAAAACAATTCCATGGCTTGTGCAACAGATAACTTAACATCTCCATTATCATTTGAAATAAGATACTTGCCAGTTGGATACGCAGGCTTATCTCCTACGAATCCTGTCAGTATAGCATCTGGTTCCGAATCTACATCTCCAATAAAATCTACAAACTCTAAGTGGTCTGCTTCAAGGAGTGATAAAGTTTCTTTGTACCTTTCTCTAGGATTTTCTGAAAGATTGGCGTACGTGATCATTACAGCGTACCTTGTGTCGATTAAAATTGCTTTCATGGTTGTTTTTAAATTTATAGTACAAATATATATATAAAAATCGAGAACAAAAAACTTTTGGAAAACTATTTTCTAGTTCAAAACATGAAACCGCTATATCTATATAAAAAGTAAAGGATGTCTATAGTCTACGCTACTACATACAGCAAATTGATCTCAGCACTAAAAGAGCTGGCACTTTCTAACTTGGCAATAAAGTCTTTTAGAGTAGGACCTCTTTCGGACGTAGAAATTGCAATGAAGAGTGATGATCAGCAAGCACAGAACTCTTTCAAATATCCCTATGTACATCTCGTTCCAGTTAATGCTACAATGAACGGGAGATCTACGATCTTCTCTTTCGACATGATCATTATGGATCTTGCAAAAGACGAAATCGATCTTGAAACTACAGTACACTCATCTACTTTAGAAATCACAAGAGATATCATGGCCAAGTTTAATCAAACTACTTGGACAGAGTTTAGATACAATATCCAATTACCAGCTACGACTACTCCTTTTGTAGAAGGTTACTTAAACTCGGTAGCTGGATGGACAACACAATTAAATGTAGAAGCCATTACACCTCTCGATCTTTGTAACGCGCCTTTTATCTAATCTCGCCAAAAATGATTATAATATAATATGTACACCGTCTATAAAATATTCGAAAACGAGACTAGAAAGGTCGTTAAAGTCGGAAGGACTAATGATCTTTGGCGAAGAATAAATCAGCACTTCAAACAGAAGACTGGTAAGTTCTATGGAATGCAAGATACTCACACAATACAAGTGATAGAAGAAGTATCTACACTACTATTAGCAAATAAGAGAGAAGAGTACTGGCAAAAATTCTATGAATTAGAAACTGATCTAGAAAAGAAAAAGTATGGAGGATTTGCTACAACTGACTTCTTAGAATCTCTTTCATCTGGTGAAAAGAAACTTTACTTGACGGGTAAAGCAGTAAAAGGAGTTGATACATTCTTTTCAAAAGGAGAAGATCATGTTAGTTCTTGGAAGTCCAAAATTTCAGAAACACTTAAAAATAAACAACCCTTTGCATGTGCTTGCGGTAAAATGCTAAAAGCGCAAGGAAGGCATAAATGTAAATGAGTACTTTTCTAGGTGTATTTAGCGAAATCGAAGATCAAATCTTGGCTGACTTAAAAGTAGTCGGAGACTTCATGGTGCAAAAATACAAGCAGCAAGTACCTGTAGATACTGGTCGTTTGAAAAACTCTATCAAGTATGCAATCACTAAAGTACCTGATGGATATAGAATCAGTATTGGTTATTTGATCTATGGAGTCTTTCAAGACTTAGGTGTAAATGGAACCAAAGTCAATCGCGGATCTCCATTTCAATTCAGATCACAAACTATTGGTGGCCGCTTACCTTTTGCAGTGCGTAAATCAATCGCAGAAAAAGGACTCAGAGCCAGAAACTGGACCACATTAGATCCTACAGCAGAAGCTCAAATTGAAGAAAAGATTGTAGAGATCTTCGGAGAAGGATACGAAGAAATCTTTGGTAGAATATTTGCTAGAACGAAAACAGAAAAAACTCTATTATGATAGAATTTAGCCTTGATAAAAAAGAATACGAGATCGGTGATGTAACTATCGAGCAGTACTACAAAATTGTAGACTTGCTCATTCTTACTGAGTCAGTACAAGCTCAATATGAAATCATCAATTTGCTTTCAGATGCACCCATCGAAGATTTAAGGAAACTGGGTATGGGAGAATTTACACTCTTATGGAATGAAGTGCAACGCGGACCCTTGGGTCTAGAAGACAACCCACCCCTGATAAAATCTTTCTACATCGAGAATCAGTGCTATGCTTTTCTAGACTTGAACAAGTTAACAATCGGAGAGCTTGCAGATATGGATGTTCTACGACAAGATCCACAGCGAGATAAGAAGCTACACACGATGATGGCTATTATGTACAGACCTGCAGTAGAAATCTCTAAAGCATGGTTCAAGATCGAAGAGTATGATTCGGACACACTGGAACTCAGAGCAGAACTCTTCAAGACAATGCCCATCAAAAATGTAATGGGAGCTATCAACTTTTTTTTTCATTTCATAAAAGCCTCTTACGAAAGTATTCTGGACTCTTTGGCCTCGACGACGGAGAATCAGGAGGAGAAGCAGAGACTAATGGAGGCGAAGTTCGTCATGTTAAGTCTGCTAGATTCTGGACAGGGATCTTCTACTTTCTTTGCGGAGAAAACATTCTCGAAATGGAAAGAGTTACACGTATCCCTGTTACAACAGCTTTCAACTTTCTCGCCCACAAAAAGACAGAAGCTCGTAAAGCTGCCTTGGAAGCAGAAAAACTCAAGAAAAAACACAATCTAATATAATGGCAATCACTTCAGTAGCATACAAACCCTTATGGCTTTGCACTGGTTACAATCCCATTGTCTGGTCTGTACTCTCAAACAATGTAGCTCAAGTCGATTTCTCGTACGTATTTGACGTATACATCAATGGAGTTAACACAGTACGAATCAGACAAAGACCTAATCCCACGAATTACGGGATGATAGATGTTTCTGCGATTGTAGAACCCTATTTAAACACGTCTAACTTTACACAGGGCTTAACAGAGACAGGACCTAATGACTGGTTTTGGAATAATGCAGATGCATCTGCGCATGTATACATTAAAGTCGGAGAGCAGTGGGGACCAGATGGAACAATCTACAATGGACTTGCAAACACAGTAGGTGCTCCTGCTTATGCAGTATACTCTAGCTATTCTGGTCTAGATGTTCCAGTTCATGCAATTGCTGGATCTCTTGACGATCACACAAATCTTTGGGCAATGCAAAACACAAGTGGCGGTGGAATCTGGGCTTCTAATCCTTTTCAAGAAGATAGAAATTATGATCATGGGCTTGATCTTGCATATCCACTTTCATGGGATACTCTAGAGCGTGATATGTTCGAATTCGACAAAGGCATTATTACGTGGATCAACTGGTCACCTTGGGCAGCACAGCAAAATAGACCTATTTACGGATTCCGTTACAGAGTTTACAATGCTCTGGGAACTCTGGTTTCTACTACTGATGTACCTGTTATTGTTGCAGATGGAAGTGGACCCAGAACTACTTGCTCAACTTCTATTGCGGCACAAATCGATAATGAGTATGATTTGATTCATGTAGTTTGCGGACCAGATGAAATTAGAGATCTTACAGTGAATCCAACGCTGGCTCCAGGCTGGAGCTACAGCATACAGGGTTATGAAGTAGGTACTCTGGGTACTTGTACATTCGGAGAGCCAGTCACAGTAGAAGTTACGATTAATGTAAAAGAATATTGCGAATACTTGTACCCAAGAGCTCGACTTAACTGGTTGAATTCTTACGGAGGGCGAGATGGATTCAATTTTACTGCAGAAGCAGAAGAAAATATTTCATCTACTCAATCTTCTTACGCACAAGAGCAACTCAATTGGAGCGGTTCTGTTCCCGTGACTCAATTGAATTCTACTTATCCACCTACGGCTACTCTTGCAATCAAGGGTGGTAATAAGGTGTATAACAAAAACATCACAACCACTTGGAAGCTTACCACAGACTGGTTAACTCAAGACCAAATAACCTTATTAAAGGATTGCGCAAAGTCATCTCAGGTCCTTATGTACATCAAGGGTGATAGCACAATCTACGATTATTTCCCTTATGCATGCACTATCAAAAATGCAAGTTACTCAGTAAAGCTGATTAAAGCTTACAAGATGTACAATGTAACTTTTGAAGTAGAACTTGCACAACCACAGAAAATGCAGAATAACTAATTATGCCCGGTGTCCAACTCTATGTAAAATATCCAGATACTACAAACTGGATTGTGCTTGATCAGTTTCAGTCAGAACCAATCAAGCTGAACTTCTCGGTTTCGAATATTATCGATCCCTTGCAAGTAAGTTCTATTTTCTCTAGAACATTCCGAGTTCCACACACAACTATCAACGGACCTTTCTTCCGAGCAGTCTTTAATGTGAATTCTGTTTCTTTCGATGCAAGCAGAAAAGCAGATGCATATATTAATGACAATGGAGCTCTTTTCTCAGTAGGTAATATCAGACTTGATTCTATCTACAGAAACGAAAAAAGCGGAGATATCCAGTATGAAATTATTTTCTATGGAGAGACTTCAGACTTTGGCTCGAAGATTGGTGGTGGATTCTTAAGTGAAGTTAACTTAAGCGCATACAATCACACTCTGAACTACCTGAATATTACAAACTCATGGAGCAATGGATTATTCGGCGGTGATATTGTCTATCCCTTGTGTGAATGGGGATATGACTATGAAAATGGTGTACCTGTACAGACTACTCTTGCATTCGGTGGTGCAAATGGATTTGTAGGCCCATCACCCCCAGCACTTGCACAAAATCAATTCAAACCTGTAATTAGAGCCAAAGCACTCTGGGATGCTATCTTTGAGGAAACTGGTTATACATACGATTCTACCTTCTTGAACTCTACAGAGTTTACAAATCTATATGTAATTACAGAGAGCACTGCAAGAGCAACACTGAACGTAGACAATACTTTCTCTGCGACTAATGGTACACAAGATATCACTACTGGCACTTGCGGATATCCAGTTCAGGCTGATACTGAAATTTCAGATCCAAATAACAACTGGAATCCAGTCACTGGAATCTATGTAGCTCGTGCCACAGGTGCTCATACTTTTACTTTTAATGGAACACAGTGGGCTTTACCGCCACCTGGACCCGGTTCTTATACTTTTACATGGACTCTATCCATTGTAGATGCAGATACTCTCGTTACATTGGCAACTACAAGTCCAACGAGTGCAGGCTCTGGCTATAATGCTCCGATTTCTCGCACATTCAATGTCTCTCTTACAAGTGGACAAAGAGTAGCATTTAAGTATTGTGTATCTGCAGTAACTGTAGGTATCATTACTTCTTTTCTTACTCGTCTCTTAAATGTGACTCTTCGTTGTACAGTAGCTCCCGAAGAAGTTACTATGACTTCTCTGATGCCGAACAACATCAAGAAGATTGACTTTATGAGATCTATTATCAACCAGTTCAAACTTGTATTTGTACCTGATAGAGATATTGCTCGAAAATTTGAAATCACTCCTTGGAAAGACTGGATCTTGCAGGGCACAAACAAAGACTGGACAGCAAAACTAGATGAATCGAAAGACATGAAAATTAAGCCCTTGTTCTACGGACAAGAGCGCTTTCAGATCTATAGATATCTAGAAGATGCAGACTTTGTAAACTTAAACTACGGACTTGTCACAAAGCAGACTTATGGCCAGCTGAATCAAGAATCTGAAAACGAACTTATCACAGGAACAAAAGAAACGGTGCTACAATTTGCACCTACTCCCTTGTTACCGATTGGAAATGCAAATCCAAATGCAGATCCCGCAACAGATCCTTATGAGTATTATGCTTCTGAGTTCTTGATTCCGCATCTGGCAAAAGATACAAATACTGAAAGATCACCTATTCAGCCAAAATTGAGATTAGTCTATTACAACGGAATGATCTTGGTTCCAGATGCAACTCAAAACTGGAAACTTTTAAATGATGCAAATGCTGGAGTAACTCAGACACGTTATCCTCTGGTTTCTCAATATTCTGCATGGCCTCCAAACTCTTCTACCTTTGATCTAAGTTGGGAAAATGAAGCTCCGCTCTGGAACACAGAGCAAACAAGCAATCCAGCAGCTCGTACTCCTTATGATACATTTAATGTGTACTGGAAGACTTGGTATGATACTACTTTTGATCCCTATTCTCGAATAGTAGAAGCAAATTTTGTTCTTGAATATAATGACATTTACGACATCAAGTTCAATGACTATGTTTTTGTAATTGATGCATGGTATGTAGTGAATAGGATTGTAGACTTTATTGCAGGACAAATAACAAACTGCAAAGTCGAGTTGATTAAAGTCGGTAACTCTATTGGCTTAACTATTCCGCCTAGCGTAGAACTCTTTACTCCAGTTGTTCTGTGTTTAGGTGATACTGAGTGTGAAGCATTTTGCTGCAACGGAGAATATGGCTATCAAACTTACTATGTAGATGGTACAGATCTTTTAGATTCAAATTTCATTTACTCAGACATCTACGGTAGCATTCCAGTTTCAGAAGGAATCTATTCAGACGGCACAACTACAGTCGGCACTGCAGCAGGCGGAGTAATTGCAACAGTGTATGATACTTCAGGTTGTGATTGCGAACCAGCAGCAGTTTATAGTTTCGAAGTTTGTTATGCAACCGAAGATGAGGGACTCTGTGTAGCATGTTGTTGCACTGGAGATTCAATAACAGTGTACGGAACAGATCCTACTCTGGTCAATAATACATATTTGTACACAGATGCGGGTCTTACTTCGCCAGCGCCAAATGGAAACTATTACGATAGTTCTGTTTCTGCAAGTCCATTCACTGCACAAGTCGGTGGCGGAGAGGGACAAGTTCAAGCAATTGGAGTTTGTACTTCATGTGAGTGCAATCTACCAGAGCTTTATGAATTAGAAGCAGAATTTATTAGTTCAGAATTTTCTCCTGCAGAAGCTTGTACTGAAACAGGTGCTGAAACCCTTGTTTGGGGTGATGCTTCAACCTGGGCTACAAGCACAAATGTTTATGCAGATGCATTTGGAATTGCAGCTGCAGCAGAAGGAAACTATTATGTTCTAGCAGATGATTCAGTTTATGTAGTAAACTCTAGCGGAGTAATTACTTCAGTTTACAACTGTAGTGCACCACCTTTAGATCCAGACGCAGAAGCATTCTTACTAGCTGCTGGAATTACAGATCCTACCGAAACTGCAGCGGTAAATACTCTAGTATTAGATTTAAAAGCTGCAAGTCTCTGGACTCTATTTGATGCATTCTATCCTTTTGTTGGAGGTACTGCTAGTACTTGTAAATGGAATCTTAAAGATCCACAAAATACAGATGCATCATTTAGAATTACATGGTACGGTGGAATGACTTTCTCATCAACAGGAATACTAGGTAACAGTAGTAATTCAGGTGGAAATTCTAATCTTAATCCTACTACAGAATCATACACTCAGATTTGTATGGGAGTCTATATTAATGATGGATTTGGGCCGGTTCCAAATGGTGACTATGATATGGGAGCTTACGATGGTGCACGAGATTGGATGATTTCGCTAGGATTCCAGAACAAAACAACTAAATATGCAAATTTTGGTAGTGGTTATGTTACTACAGGCACAGGCACTTATGCAAAAGCCCTCTTCTTAGGCCAAGATAATGGTTCAAATATACAAATGTACCAAGGCACAACTCAATTAGCGTCACAAGCCCATATTCAGTCTGCACAAACACGGTCTCTAGGAATCGGTTGTAGTTGGAGAAATTTAGTTTCTGAATCAACAGGAAGAGGATATGGCACTGCATTCTTTGGTGGTACATATTTAACTGGCGGCCAGATAACAAATTTAAACACTGCTATCGTAAACTTTAACAATACATTAGGAAGATGATACAAGTAGGACTATTAACAATTGAACAAAAAGATTCTCTGGTTGGACAATTCTGGGAAACTGAGGTGTACTTTAACCCAGTTCAAGATCTAAATAATAACTGGGTTCTTTCGACAGAAGAAATGCAGGGTAATACAAATCCAAATTTTACATGGGTTTCTGAATTGCCCTTAATACCTTTCGAGAAAAAGCCTGTTGAACCAAATCCTGTTTCAAATGAGTAAAAACAGATATCTAAATAAAAGAGCGATAAATGGCAGATAGAACCATAGGTTTTACCCTCAAAGTCAACGGCGTCCAGCAAGCAATCACTTCGATTGATCAGCTGGACCAAGCAGTAGTTGATCTCGAAACTTCGCTGAAACAAGCCGAGTTTGGATCAGCTCAATTCAAAGAGCTACAAAAGCAGTTGATTGCAGCAAAGTCTGCAAAAGAAGATCTCGATAAATCACTCGAGGGTAGAGGCGCGGAAAAACGTCTGCAAGGTATTATCGGTCTTGCAGAAGGTGTAGGCGGTGCTTTTGCACTTGCATCACAAACAGCAACACTCTTTGGTAAAGAATCAGAGCAGCTTGCAAAAGCAGAAGCAAAAGCTCAACAAGCTATTTCAGTAGTTCTAGGTATTAGAGCTATTAAAGAGGGCTTGCTAAACTCTGCACTAGAAAGAAAAATCATTCTAGAAAAAGCATCAGCTGCTGGTACTGTAATCTTAAACGCAGTCAATAAAGCTTTTAATCTTACTCTTAGTCTGAATCCTATTGGACTTATTGTAACAGCAGCAGGTCTACTTATAGTTGCATTCTTGAATCTTATTGGTCCGATCAAGAAATTGATGGCTCAATTTGACTTCTTGAACAAAGCTGCAGATGCAGTTCTAGGTACTCTAAGAGATATTGGATCTTTTTTAACTGGTGGATTGATCTCAGATTCAGCAACTGCTAAAATCGAAGAAAATGCTACAAAAGCAGTCGAAGCCCTAGATGATATTGCATCAGCTGGTAACAAAGTAATTGATGCAGAGAAGCGTAGATTAAGTTTCTTAGAAGCAAGTGGTGCTACAGAAGAAGCAATCTATGAGCAGAAGCAAAAAATTACTAAAGCTGAACTTAAACTGAAAACAGATGCAGCAAATGCACTAATCAGACTGCAACAAAAGACTGGAGAATTAGATGAAGAGCAGCTAAAGAAACTGCAAGAACTACAAAAAGCAATTGCAGACTTAAATCAGCAAGCTATCAACGAAGAAACTGCTTTCGAAAAGAAGAAAGCTGACGATAAAAAGAAGGCAGCAGAAGAAGCCAAAGCCAAAGCAAAAGAAGCTGCAGATAAAGCTGCTGAAGCTCTAAAGAAGCGTAGAGAAGATGCACTGGCTCTTGAAAAAGATGCTCTGAAAACATCTAAAGACTTACAAAATCAATTCTATTTAGAATCTCTAAAGGACGAAGAGTTTAAAGCACAAGAAACTCTCAGAATTCAACAAGAAGCTGCACAAAAAGAGCTTCAGTTACAGATTGATACTCTTGCAAAGAAAAAGGCTCTTACAAAAGAAGAAACTGCAGCACTTACTGCACTTCGTCAAGAGCAAACTAATTTAACAGCAGTACAGGGTCAACAAACTCAAGCACTTCTAGATACACAAGCTGAAACTCGTAAGCAAAAGCAGAAAGAATTTGATGCCGAGTTAAAAGGCTTACAACAAGCAGCAACTCTAGGAGCAATTGAAGATGAGCGAGAACGTGGCCGTAAGACAATTGAAGTCGATCTACAAAATCAGATAGATGCAATCAATCAAAGAGAGCTAACTGAAACTCAGAAAGCCGAACTGATAAAAGCTATTACCACAAAGAGCAATCAAGATCTACTTGAACTAAATAAGCAATATGCTGAAGAAGATAAACAGATCGACATGGCAAAGCTTGAATCCAAGTATGCAAATGCACAAGTGCAGATCGATCTTGTAGCACAAGTAGGATCTTTCTTATCACAAATAGCTGGTGAAAACAAAAGACTTGCAATCGCAGGTATTGTAATAGAAAAAGCTGCAAGTATCGCAAATATTGTAGCAAATACTGGAATTGCAAATGCAAAAGCAGTAGCTGCTACACCTCTTACTGCAGGTCAACCTTTTGTAGGAGTAAATACAGTTTCTGCTGGACTTTCAATTGCACTTGCAATTGCAGGAGCTGCAAAATCTATAAAAGAAATCAATGCAGCTGGTAGTGAAGCCGGTGGAGGCGGTGGAAACAAGCCTACTCCGTCTAAGTTTGCATCAGGTGGTATGGTATATGGTCCAGGAAGCGGCTCCTCTGACAGCATACCCGCATTGCTTTCTAATGGTGAATCTGTAATCAATGCGCAATCAACACAAATGTTTGGTGGTGTACTTTCTGCAATTAACCAAGCAGGTGGTGGAGCACCAATCACAAATGGTGGTGACAGTATTGCACCAATCGTAAAAACTTATGTAGTTGCTTCTGAGATGAGCTCTCAACAAGAAGCAGACTTCAGAATCAATCAAATAGCAAGACTCTAATGAAAAACAAAAAACTAGTAGAACTCGGTATCTTATCTGAAGATGAGAACTCAGGAGTAAGTGCAATTTCTCTTGTAGAGAATCCAGCAATTGAAGTCGACTTCTTGTACTTCAGAGAAGAAAAATTCGTAAAGCCAAGTGCTGGAGAATCAGAAAATGAATTCATCGGTAGATGTATTCCAGTTCTTAGAGATGAAGGCAAACCAGAAGAGCAAGCAATTGCAATCTGTTATTCATACTGGGAGAACAGAATGGAGAAAATGGAAATCACTCCAAACCCATGTTGGAAAGGTTATGAACCTATTGGCTTAAAAGACAAAGGCGGAAGAAAAGTTCCTAATTGTGTAAAGATGGAGGGTTACGATTTCGAAGAACTAGATATCTTTGGTTACAAAACTCGTTTCTTTTTTATCTGTCCAGGTGCAACAGCTACCTTTGAACATCTTATCTCTATGAATCCAGATGACGAGACTCAGGGAATGATCAGAGCAGCTGCAGTAATTGCAGATAGAGTTTTCGAAATCGAAAAAGAAGTAGTAGATGAAGGCGTAGCAACTCCAGAACAATTACAAGAAGCTGTAGTTTTGGTAAATGACTTCTATGATATCATATACGAAATCGATGAAGAGCTCGGAATGGTACACAATGTACAATACATGGAAGGACATCTTGAATTGATCTTAAGCTACATTCCAGATGAAATGAGTATTGATACTGCAGGCTTGCCACCTTATGTCGATGAGATTGGTAAAAAAAAAGAAATGAGTCTAGCTGAAAAACTGGGTGAAACTGATTTAAGTATTTTTTCTGAATTCGAACTCAGTGTTCTAGAAAGAGCAAGTGAGCTTGGAATTCCAGATAAAGAAAATTTTGCTACAGAAACTACGATTAATAAAGCAAGAGAAATTAGCGAAGTAGTACCTTCTGGCCAAAAGATCACAAAAGGTGAAACTTTAATCAGATACAAATACACAAAAAACCCACTTGCGGGCGGTGGCCGAGCTCAACGCGGATTTTGTAAGTCAATGCTGTATCTAAACAGATTCTATTTATATGATGAAATCAGATCATTAGACGGTTCAAATGAAGGGTTTGGTCTTAACGGTGCTGCTACTTACAATATCTTCGAATACAGAGGTGGTAGTTTCTGTAAGCACTACTGGAAAGCTTTCAAGTTTGAAAAACCTGCAGATGGATCTAAAACAATCATAACAGAAAGCCCAAGTGACGATGGCCCAACAGATAATATACCAAGAGTGAATCCTCCTTCGACCGGCGGACAGTCGTTTTCGAAATGCTGTTCTACAGAGACTCATTTCTCTGCACTTCGTTTTGCAGATGAAGAACAGAAAATAGTAGTCGGACCAGCAATGATTCCCGAGATGGCAATTCCACGTAGAGACGAAGATGGTGATATCTACTATGTAAAGTTCTCTGCAGAAACTATCAAAGAGATCATGATGAAATTCATGAAAGAAGCTCGTACAAATGCTACAAATCAAGATCACCAAGAAGACAATGCAGCTGGAGCTTATGTGTATGAGTCATGGTTAGTAGAAGATCCTGAAAACGATAAAGCAAATACGAAATATGGATTCAATGTACCAGCTGGAACTTGGATGGTAAGTATGAAAGTTGATGATAAAGAAACTTGGAAGCGGGTAAAGAACGGAGAACTTCGTGGATTCTCTGTAGAAGGATTCTTCTCAGATCTAGATGAAATACAGGGATTGAAAAAGTATCTAAAGATCATGAAGATCTTAAAAGACTAAGTGAGGAGGAGTATATTTACAGCAGCAGAGAGGCCTTTCGGGGCCTCTCTGCTTTAAGATCTATTTTGTTAAATAGGATCTATTTATTTAGAAAAGAGATTGTAAACCGTTAGGATTCTGTATTTCTTCAGAAATTTCAGTATCACTAGAATTGAATGTCATGCGTTTATCCAAAAGATTTTTGTTACCCATCTTATCGATTTCGCTCATTAATCTGCATTTTTCAATATCGTAATTGTGTTCTCTCCAGTAACCATACTGTAGATCTACACGAGATGTTTTCCAAATTCCATTAGACAATTGAATCCAGCGGTAAAGAGTCCATGTACCCTGTCTTGAAATGTAGAAAATACAGTTTCCAAACTCATCCATCCAGTCTTCAATGACTTTAGATTTCTTACGAAGTTTCAAACCATAAAACTCTTTCATAGCTCTAGATCTCTTTTCGAAATCTAGAGCATGAAGAGTTTCAGCTTCTCGTCTAGTTATACACATATCTGGAGGGTCTTGACATATCAGATTCATCATACAGAAATAATGCAATAAAGTCTTCATCTTGTAAATGATCAAGAAGTTCAATCCATTTAGAATCATCTATGCGATCTATTTCGAAAACGTGTTCTTCTTCTTTTGTTTCTTCGTCACAGTTTGTATGAATGTGTTTTGCATTTAAATCTAAATCTTCAAATACATCTTCTAACATTTTAGTTACTTCTACACTTAAACTTATGCCACTGACAACGGGGCTTACAGATGTATACCCTTTCCATAAAATTGATATTTTCATAGTGCTGCGATTTCGTTGTTAATGAAAGTGATTAACTCGTTGTAAGATCTGTTTGGATCTTTGATATTCAAAGCTTCGATTTCATGAGCAAATTTCGTAGTCTTATGAACCCAAGGATTCTTAGCACGCTTTAATGCTCGTTCGATTGCTTTTGCTTTACTTAAGAAATCTGGATCTGAAGTATCGATAGTACTTGGTACATTTGGAATCCAATTTTCCATTCCACAAATTTCTTTCAATTTGTCTTCACGCTCTAGAATGAAATTTTTCATTGCTTCGTTTCTAGATACGATTTGAATGCGCTTATCATCGTAATAACAGCGAATCTTGTAATCTTCATGTTCTTGAATAGCTGTTCTACGATGTGAAACAGATACTGTACCAACTGCAGTTTTGATTTCCTGTGACTGCTCCACAGGGCTTTGTGTTTGCTCCTTGCTAACACTTGCGGTTTCGTTTTTTGTATTCATTGCGTTGTTTATTAAATTAATTGAGTACAAATATAATATATAAACACGAGACCAAAAAACTTTTCGAAAACTTTTTATAGAAAGCGCATGGCAAATAGAACAGGAACCAAGTTAACTGCAGACTTATCTAAAAATTTCTATACTGGACAGAATCCGCAAAAAGATTACTACACAAAATATCTAGCTCCGTATATTAAAAAGTGTTTACCGATACCTGATGAAAACTTAACTCGCTTTTATGAAATTGCGCTTGATCTTCTTTTACAATCATTAGAACTTGATATCAGAAGAATGATGTATATTGTATATGATAAAATAGAAAAGCGCCCGCACAAGCGCGATAAATTATTAATGTATGCGCACGCGGAGAAAGAAAAGATAGAAAAACAGATGGAAGAAGCAAAAGTATTCTATGCATCTCGTCCACAAGTAATCATTACGCAGACAATTGCACTAAAACGTAAGCGAGAAATGTCACGTGTAAGTAGATAAATATCTCTATATGAGTACCACTCAAAATAAAAATAATACGTATGACAAATTACAAGTTAAAACTTAATCAAATTCGCGAGGTGTTAGGAATGCCGGTGAAACTTGAGAGAGCAACTTTAGCTGATGGTACTGTTGTAGAAGTCGAGAAGCTAGAAGTTGGCTTCCCAGTTTCTATCGTTGCAGCAGACGGTTCTTTAACTCCAGCTCCAGAAGGTGAACATACCCTCGAAGATGGAACAAAGATCAAGGTTGATGCAAACGGAGCAATAGTAGAAATCATGCCTGCTGAAACAGTAGCAGTTGCCGCTCAAGAAGAAGAAGTCGAAGAAGTTGAAGAAATGCAACTTCCCGAGGGAATCACAGAAATCGTTTCCGAAATCGTAGAAGAGAAAATCGCCGAAAAAGTTGAAGAAACCATGAAAATGGTTTATGCAGCTGTCGAAGAAATCGCAACAGAAGTTGCAACCGTAAAAGAGGAAATGGGAGCTATGAAAGAGAAAATGCAAAAATTTGCAAAGACTCCTGCTGGCAATCCAGTTCCAAAAGCAACTGTTGAAAAAGCAAATGAGAAAATCGATGCACTTGATGCTCGTTTAGCTTCTATCAATGAACTTAAAAAATCACTTAAAAAATAATTTAAACTATGAGTTTTTCATTAGGAGGCTTAAGTGCCTACACCGATCAGTTATCAACTGACTTGATAACTAAAGCAATCTTGAAGCCTCAGTCTGTAGGCTACTTGACTGTTCGTCCGGGGTTAACAGCCGGAACTACAGCTATCAACATCTTAGGTGGTGTTATAGACATTAAAGACAGCACTTGTGGATTCGGTTCTGGTCAAGTAGGAAACAATACTACCGCGTACACACAAATCGACTTGGTCGTTCAGAGCAAGATGTTAAAAGAGCAACTTTGCCCCGAGGACTTGAGAAACTACTGGTTGTCGGCTTACATGAACCCTTCTGCTTATCAGGAGAGTGTACCATTCGAAGTGGCGATCGCGGACTATAAAGTACGTTCTATTTCTGCTTACATCGAAACCACTCTTTGGAATGGTGATGGTGCAAACCTAGACGGTTTGTTAGCCCAAATCAACGTAGCAAACGGTGCGGTTAACGGTTCTGCTTATGGTGGAGCTTGGACTTCATCTACTGCTGTTGACAATATGTGGGGTCTTATCGATCTTCTTCCAACTGCTCTTAAGCAAGAAGATGATCTAGTTGCTTATATGAGTTACGCTCAATACAGCAAGCTGACTCAAAACTTGATCGCAACTGGTAACTCTATCTTGTTGCAGTATCCTAACATCAGCAATACTGCTGGTACTTCGGCTGCTTCTACTTTCGTGTTCCCAGGTACAAATGTAACTGTATTTGCTGCACCTGGAATTACTACTAACGAAGTTATCGTAGGTAGTAAAAAGTACGCCTTTATGGGTACCGGTCTTATCGATGATCAAGATGCCTTCAAGTTCTACTACAACCCAGCTGATGACATCGTGAATTTCATGAGTAAGTTCAGATTAGGGACTGCAGCACTTGCTGATCAGTTCGTATCAAGTTCAGCTTACTAAACCAAACCAGCAAGGGCTGGAGAAATCCAGCCCTTTCATAAAAAACAAAATAAAAAACTAACATGAGTTGTAACATAACCGCAGGAATTGCACTGGACTGTATTAATGGTCTAGGTGGAGTCAAGGAGATGTACGTTTTTGCTGGAACTTGGGGAGGAATCACTGAAGTAGCTGGAGAAGTTACTTTAATTAGTGCAACTGGGGCATTCTACACAATGGAATTACCAAAGGACACCGCTTCTTTCACAGAAAGCATTAACGTTGCTCCAACAGCTGGTACAATTTTTTACCAGCCAGAGCTAACAGCAATCTTCCAGAAAATGGAAGCTGCTAAACGCAATCAAATTCTTTTGCTTGCACAAAATAGAGATCTAAGAGTAGTATTCGTTGACAATAACGATGTTACTTGGTTGATGGGTGAAAGCCGTGGTTGCGTAGTATCTGCCGGTACTTCACAAACTGGAACAGCTGTAGCAGATGCTAACAGTTACTCAATCACCATTCAGGGACAAGAGCCTCTACCGGTTTATCCAGTAGATGGAACTCTGGCCAATGTAATTGGTTCAGGAATTACTATTGTAGCTGCACCTTAATCAACGGCTTCGAGGCCGAATTTTTCTAATTGTGTTGTTAAGGGGGCTAGAGAAATCTAGTCCCTTTCTTTATGTCAAAAGATACCTTTTCTATATCTAATTAAAAGAGCCACAAAGCGTGATTAATCTTCAGAATTTAGACACGAATAATATCATCATTTATGTAAATGTAGATGATGTAGAGATCAATCCATTTTATGGTTCTGGTCTTTTCTTATTTGGCTTTAAAAATGGATTCAGTAGACAATATTCTTATGTGATTCCGAATATTGTTACTTCGAATTCACGTTATACAGAGTTCCAAATCCAACTTACGGTAATTGCAAACGAAGATCCAGAAAATGGATTAGTAAATCTTAGTCCTAGCGGAAACTGGGACTATAAACTTTGGGCAATTGATGAAGTAACTCTTGATCCATCAATCGGTGTTCTGATTGACAAGGGTCAAATGTATCTTGAAAACGTAGCTGCAGAATCGCAAAACATTATTTATGTTAGTGACAATGACAGTGACAAAAATATCGTCTATCTAACAAGAAGCGAAACAACTTGTGCAATCTGGAGTACATTCCCAGATATTTACAATCAGACTTCTCTTGCTTGGGATGATTGCTTATAAAATAATAAAACATGGCAGATTTAACCGGAAAACAAATTAAAGATACTTACCCTTCACTTGTAGGTATCGGCACTAGCGGAACAGCAGGTGTTAGTGGATCTTTACAGCCTTTAACAGACGGTGAAGGCGTAGAACTTCCAATTGAAGTCAGTACTACCGCAGTAAAAATTACTGCAGCTACTACAACTACTCAACAACTCTCAATAGATGGTTACGGAGAAGTAATTAATGACTCCGGACAATGGGTAGGTGGTGGGCCTGTCGGTTCTTCTGGAACTAGCGGATCAAGCGGTTCTTCTGGAACAAGCGGACAAAATGGATCTAGCGGTTCTTCCGGTTCTTCTGGCACTTCTGGCGTAGCCGGTGCTTCTGGTTCTTCTGGATCAAGTGGTTCTTCTGGTTCATCTGGCACAAGCGGTTCTTCTGGTGCTACTGGCACAAGTGGAACAGGTGGATCAAGTGGAACTAGTGGTTCTTCTGGTTCTTCTGGTTCATCTGGATCAAGTGGTTCTTCTGGTTCATCTGGATCAAGTGGTTCTTCTGGTTCTTCTGGATCAAGTGGTTCTTCTGGCACAAGCGGTTCTGCCGGCACATCTGGAACAAGCGGTCTTTCAAGCAGTTTCTTTAACTATCAAGCAAAGACTACTATTACTTCGGGTGATCCTGGAAGTGGTCACTTTATTTGGAATAATGCAACACAAGCAAGTGCTACAACAATTAGTGTTAGTGAAACAGACCAACTTGGAAACAACGTAGACATTTTTCTTGGTAATTTAGCCATAGGAACACTCTTTACATTACAAGATCAATCAGATCATACAAATTTCCAGACCTGGACTATTACATCGAAAACAGATAACACAACTTACTGGACTTTTGGTGTAACATTAGGAACTTCTACTTACACATTCCCTAATAATCACCAGAGTTTGTTTATTATTACTACTACGCCTTCTGGTACAAGTGGCACAAGCGGTTCTTCTGGAACTAGCGGAAGCTCTGGTTCTAGCGGTTCTTCTGGTACAAGTGGAGATTCTGGTTCTAGTGGAAGTTCAGGTTCTTCTGGTACAAGTGGAGATTCTGGATCTAGCGGAAGTTCTGGTACAAGTGGAGATTCTGGTTCTAGTGGAAGTTCAGGTTCTTCTGGTACAAGTGGAGATTCTGGATCTAGCGGAAGTTCTGGTACAAGTGGTGCATCAGGATCTTCCGGGACGAGTGGAACATCCGTAGTTGTATCAGGCACAACAGGTGGTATTGTTTATTTTGATGGCACAAATCCAGTAGTTTCACCTGATGTAATTTATGGTGTAGCATCTGAACCAGGATTCACAATTACCAATTTAAGCATTATTGGTAATAGAGAATTAGAAGTTTTCAGTGGAGGGATAGCAATGAAGCAAGGCAATCTAGGTATAGGCGCGGAAGATCCTTCAGGCACAAGTAATATTCAAATAGGACAAAGTGGTGGTGCTACTGGTACTATTACTATTGGTGCATTCATGAATAACACTCCGTCTATTCGTCTTAAATCAAATTTGACTACTGCAGATGGAAACTTAACTGTTGGTGGACAAGCAGCAGCTACCTTACATAATAATGGTACATCTGGAGCTGTCGATTTCGACAATTCAAATATTCAATCAATTGAACTTACTGCAAACACTACATTCACTTTTGCAGATGGTTTAAGTGGAGGTACTTATACTCTTAAATTAGTTCAAGGCGGAAGCGGTGGATATTTAGCAACCTGGCCTGGTTCAGTAACTTGGGCAAGCGGTTCTGCACCTACTTTACAAACTGGCATCGGAGATGTGGATTTTGTATCTTTCTCTTATGATGGAACTACTTACTATGGGTTTGCTGCTCCTACAAATGGCACTTCTGGATCTAGCGGTTCATCAGGAACTAGCGGAGTAGCTGGTTCTTCTGGTTCATCAGGAACTAGCGGAGTAGCTGGTTCTTCTGGTTCTAGCGGTACAAGCGGAGATTCAGGTTCTTCTGGTTCTTCTGGCACAAGTGGTGATTCTGGATCAAGCGGTTCTTCTGGCACAAGCGGAGTAGCTGGTTCTTCTGGTT